ACCTCCGTGATAAGTTAATTCAAAAACTTCTCTCTTGTAAACTGCTCTATACTCAACTCCCGGGAAAAAAAAATTCTGCTGTTAGAGGTAAGTTTTGATCAATTTCTTTACCACTTCGCAAAGTAAAATTAACTGTTAAATCAATGTCTGGAGATATAGAACCTATGTAGGATCGTAGAGGGTTGGAATCCTTTGAAATTAAATAGTTGTCAACAAAATCTCTTACTGTTTTTGGTTCGTAGTCACCATTTACAGCAACTATTTGCTTTTTCAAGCGAGTTGTTACTTCACCAGCTGCTAAATTAGCTTTTTTCAAGCCTTTTAACTCAGCATCTATTGCTTTTTCATCACCTACAGTAAGCAATTTGAAAGCTACAGTGTTTTTAGAGTTAGGTAATTCAAAAGTAAACTCGTTTTTATTATTAAAGATTGTATAATCTACAATTTTATTTTTTAGATCCTGTAAATCAATATTAATGATTTCCTTTGTTTCGTCTTCAGTGTCCGTATATTCAAAACTATAAGCAGAACCATAAGCTAATATACGAGCAGCAATTAATAATGCATTTCTATCTCCCAATATCAACTCATCGTATTTTATGGGTGTTTTAATAAGAGATTGAAGCATTTTTTCAATAGCTAAACCCTGTCTTAGTAAGTTTACGTTTGTTAAAATATCCTCTTCTCTAGCTGTCATGTACTTCATTTCTATAGTACCAGAAGAAAGGGGATTGCTTAAATCATAAATTTTACCTTGTGAAGGTAACTCAATAGTTTCGGTAGGAAGTGTGAACTTTTCTGACATAATCTTAATTTTGTTGTATATTAATAAATATATACAATATGGATTTTTATGGGTTATTTTCTAAAAACATTTTGAATAAATTCAACTCCGATATTGAATAAGTCATACACAATACATCCGTATACTACCATCATAACTGTGTAAAATACTGCTGAATACATAAAGTAGGTAGCAAAAGACCCGTGATCGTTTAGTTGAGAGGTCATTAGACTAAAAAACTGAAAGCAAATAGCAGTGATAGTAGAACATACAACGATTCCTAACACAAACATTAAAATTGCTCCTATTATAACTAATTCGATCCAAAATAGTCGTACAAAAAGTCCTAATGAAATCAGAACTAACGTGTAAAATAGAAAAGCTGCCATATTATATTATTTAGAACCTAAAGATACGACCATTCTACATATCAGGCAACAAAAAAAGCTACTTTTTTAAGGTAGCTTTTTAAGATATTAATAATAAAGGACTATACGTGTATAATAACTACTATACCTGATCCACCATTTCCACCATCACCCCAGTTACTCGCTTGATCAGATAAAGCACCCCCACCACCACCAGCTCCTGTGTTAGCAGCACCCTTTGCGCCTGCTCCTTTAACACCTGAACCACCATTTCCACCTCCACCTAATCCACCTAATCCACCAGCACCAGGTCCTACATTTACCCATCCACCACCTGCACCACCACCTGCATAATAAACAGGAGTACCGTTTTGAATTGTAAGTGCTACACCATTTCCACCGTTTCCACCTTGATGTATTGTGAAAGGATTATAGAATATATCAAAATTACTACTTCCTGAATTAGCAGCACCACCGCCACCTGCACCAGCTTCTCCTCTTCCTACTTGCAAACCACCTGGAAAACCTAGGTCTACAAATAATTTTGAGCCACTCACAACTCCACCTCCACCTGATCCACCATTTCCGCCATTTGGACGACCACCTACTCCACCGTAAGAACCTGTTAACATTTCAGCATCTCCACCACTTGCAAAAGATTGTGTGATTGATCCGCTTACATATTTGTAATTGTTTCCTGCACTGCCAGAAAAAGCTACTAAGGTTAGTGTTGTTCCAACAGAAGCTGCTGTAATATCGAAACTGCTTGATAGACTATTTATTTTATTTCGTACTGCAGCAGTTGTAAGTGCAGCAGTTGATCCTGTTACAACATAATAGTTAGGAGCTGCATCTACTTGAGTTAAGCTAGATGTTATATGAAAAGTTCCTAATATAGAACCTGTCAATTGAAAAAATGCATGATCTGCGTAGGAAGAACTTACTACAGCTCTTGCTAAACTAGCTGAAGCTGCTATAATAGTGGTTCCACCAGGTGTTGCTGGTGAGTTATAAGTACCACCACTTCCACCTTTACCTACTGTTACACTCCATGTAGGGTCTGTAGCTAAAAAAGTATAGGAACTAGTGTAAAATACACCACCTGCACCACCTCCATTACCACCAAATGCATTGTTTCCTGTACCACCACAGCCTTCTGATCCACCTCCACCACCGCCAACTAAAAGAACTTGTGCAGTTAAAGTTCCGGTTCCTGCTACATAAAGATTTCCTGATCCTGTGAAAGTCTGTACCTGATAAGTAATTCCACCCGATACAAAAGATGATGATATACCACCTGATAGTGTTAAAGCCATAGTTTTTGTTTTAATTTATACGCTAATAAATAGTATGGATTACCCCTTATAGTATATTTTGTAGCCTTTCTTCATTATGCCTGGGTTGTCCTTAAGTCTAAAACTGATGGTTGACTGTGAAATGTTTATGATTTTAGATAGTTGTAAAGCACTCCCGGCTTCTATTTTATTACCGTCCTCATATTCACATACGACTATGCCTTTACTCGCGTTTGCATTTAATCCAATTTTACCGGTCTGTCTTTCTACCGCTAAATCTGCTAATTTTTTACGGCCCTCCATTGTAATACTAGATTTCATCCCCTTAAATACTCTGGATTTATTGTTTGTGTTACCTTTTTGAGCTTCTGATATACTCTCTCTATGCTTTTCTGTCTTTTTGCGAGTCCATAAAGGCATTAGTAGAGTTCTAGCTTCGGCATACTCATCGGCTGTTAGTTTTCTTTGTTTATCATAAGCTAATCTATGGAAAGCCCATAACATTTTCTGTCCGTAGATGGGATGCTTTCCTAGCTCTTCAGTTAGTATCCTATGACACTCGTAGTGTTCTTGAGGTGTAAGTAAAACTGTACTAGACTTTTTATTAAAACTTTTGGGTACTATGTGATGTGCTTCATAATAAACACCACCTTTTACTCTATTTTCAGATAAAGCCTTCCTAATAATTTGAAAATAACTTTTTAACATAAAAAAACTCCTTTCTAATAAATAGTAAGGAGTTCTTAAAAAGTAGTAATTGAGTACTCAGTAGTTTAAAATACAATAATCCATTCCTATTCCTAATTCAATTGTGATTGCGTCTTGGTTAGACCAGTCATAAGAACCGAAGTTTGATGTTTTAACAAAAGCTCCTTTGATAATCCACTCACTCACTACATCTCCAACTGGACCTAAGATTGATAGGTTCAAATCTTTCTTGTAGAAGTCAGAATAACCATCACGGCCGGTAACTGATTCATGTGATAAACGAATCCACTCCATTACAGCCTGCTGGCCTGAAGGAGAGATTGGGTTGTATAAATTTAAGGTCATGTCTTGCCACTCAGCCTTACCTTTAATTTTGCGATAAACGTTGATGTGGTCGATTTTCACTTCATTTAAGTTGATATTTGGTGCAGTTGCACTCTTAATCATAAATGAAGGAATACCATCTATATACATGATGAAACGGTTCTGAACGGTAGGTTCAAAGGCCGTAAACATTATCTCATTTGGATCCAATACTGGCATTTTGTTCTAATTTAATTCTTTTATAAATATCTGCTGATACAAAACTTAAATACCAAGACCAGGGTTAGCTGATCCCATTGTGCTTCTAACTCCTTGTAATTTTTTATAAGCTTCTGGATCTTTTTTCTTTAGTAGGTCTTGTAGCTTCATGATCAATGCAGTTAATGATCCGATTGATAAAGCACCAACAGCTGCTATAATGGTGTTCACATCTATTTCGTTTAACTGAGTCTCTTCCATATCTTCTTTATACAAGCCTTTTGCCATCTTTTTTTTAGAAGACATTTTTTCTTCCATTTTTTGCATATGCTTAGTGTCTTTCATAGCATTTACTTCCTTAATCTTTCTTTCAGCATCAGCTTTTTTAACATCAGGATTTACTTTTGCTGCTTTTGTCTGATGTTGTTTTCCAGTAGGAAGTTGATCACTCTTTTGCTTGTAAGCATCAAACTTAGGATTTTTCTTTTCTTTTACCACCTCGGTATAAGCACCACCTGACATATCTTTAGATTCAGCTAATACTTGCTTAGTAAGGGATTCAAATAATGCTTTGGATAAATGTAATCTAACTTTTGTATTGTTTTTCATCGTTTGTTTTTATATTATGATCCAAAAGTTACTCCAGTTGGTTCAATGTTAAAGTTTAATTGAATAAACTCAGCAGTAATAGTTGGCTGTAGATAAATATCACCTACAAGGATGTTTCTATCAATTATACTTGGAGTATTATTTGAAGAGTCCATTACTACTCTGTAAGCATATAAACCTTGTTGCTGTTGAACGTAATCTAGGTAAGGATTTACTTGATTTAAAAACTTATTTCTAGTTACTGTCGTATTTTGTTCAAACACTAATGTTTGTGCAATTTGTCCAATGTAGCTTTTAAGTGCAATTAACAAACGTCTTACGTTCACTCTGTTTAGAGCAGACGGTTGAGATGTTAAAGTTTTTTGACCGTATACTACTACACCTTGACCTGGGAATACTGCAATTGGATTAACTTGAGCACTGTATAAAGTGTTTCTTTGGCTAGTAGTTAATCTAACTTCAGGTTGGATTACTGTTCCTAATCCACCTCTGTTTAAACCTGCAGGAGCAAACCATGGGGCAGCTACTACATCGTTGTATTCATACACACCTGGAATAACTGCTGAAGGTGGTACAAAATTTAATCTACCAGTTTCAGTTGATCTTATCTGTACCCAAGGATAGTAAGTAGCACCATAAGTATTGTTAAATACTTGTGTATTGCTTGTCACAGTTTGAATTGCTTGATTGTATCCAACCATATCAACTACCG